TTTGCAACCGCTGGCAAAGAGATTATTGATTCTGAACTGGCCGAAAATCGTAAACAACGACTAGCTTACCTCATGGAGAGAGGAACATTATGAAATTCAAAGAGCTTATGCCGTTTTTGCTCAAAGGCGCACCACTACTCGCTTCCGCTCTAGGCTCACCCGCCGCAGGAATGGTCACGGGTTTGGTTGCCTCAGCTTTCAACGCTGACCCTCACGATATGTTGAATCTTCAACGCACAATATCGACTGACCCCGACAGCGAAGAAAAGTTAAAACAGCTTGAATGTGACCACGGTGATACGATTAAGAGTTTGCTATTTGATCGCTCGCCTTCTAAAATCGACCTACATATCATTGTTCACTATAACGACACGGAGAGTCTCAATGAGCAACAAGCCTGAAAATGAAAAATCGGCAGCCCCATCACCCGAAGAAATTAAACGTTTAGCGTCTGAAAAAGTCGCCAAAATCGAAGCGGAGCAAGAAACGCAGCGATTGGTTGACGAAGAAGTTAAACGCCAGTTAGCCGCTAAGAAAGAAACCAAGCGTCTAGCCGAAGAAGCCGTGAACACTGAAAATAAAAACAAGCTTCTTTCAGAAATTCGCAAGAAACATGGTGGAACTATGCGTATTGTGAATAATCGCTATAGCGCCGATTCAAAGCCGCTTTACATTGATAAGGGGTAATGACCATGAAAGAAAAAACTTACGGGCGTGGCGATCACGCTAACAAAGCAGGTTACCAAGGTTCTGGTGGTTCTGTTGAATTAACACAAGGCTCTTTAGGTGCTGGCAAAGGCAGTACTGTAAGAAGCAAAGCGCCAATCTATGATACGTATGGAGAGGTGTTGAGTGTTAAAACAGGGCATCAAGAAGTGGGTAGCAAGATATAATTTTAAGAGTCCAAGCGAAAGGGGTGTCGTCTCCCACCCCTCTAGTTTTTTACTTCACAAAATGCAATAGCGTTTGCAAGCCAATTAATAAACTCACACTGCCTACCGTCATTTTTAAATACAAAGAGCTTAATTTCATTTCTAGGGTTAACAAATCCTGTTTTGTAGCTAGCTGGTTATCCATAAGACCCCCTAATATTTCTGCCGTTGCCTCTGCCTGAACCTCTGCGAGTCTCGCGTCAGCTCCCGCAGCTTTCAGTCTATTGGCAAAAGCTAAGGTGTCAAAGGTTGCGTGTGCCATCATGTTTACCTCAGTTACAATTGCCACTTTGAATGATCGCCTTTTTGGTGATCTTCAAGGTGAGTGATAAAGGAGTTCTCCAAGAACTCCACCTTTTTTTCTAACAGTTGAATGATTGTGGTAAGGGTTTTAAACGAAGATTCCACGTACTCAATGTATTTGATTAATTCCTCATTTGCTTTGCTGGACATCATTTGTTTACCATCCTGTACACAGTTTCGCTCAATTGTTCGCAATAAATATCGTACAAATCTTCAATATCCACATGCTCGTCAGTCACTCTTTTTAGGCGGTAGCAAATAACGGTGTAGGTATCGTTTGGCTCTAAAATTACCTTCACATATTGGCGCTTAGAACTATGATTAACACGGAACTGTACGCCTTTTTTTGGAGAGTCAAACCCAAGCAGTTTATATTCTCTCGCGCCACACGCCATTAATACTTGTGCCCCTATCTGTTTGCGTATGATAGCAGCACATTGTTGCATTTCGTCTATATCTTCGTAACTATGTTCACGTATTTGCATTGTCGTAACCTCGCTGGTTAGTTAATATGAGCTGTTACTATAACCAATCGTTATATAGTTGTCAACAACCTTTTGTTATATTCTTGAAAAGGTGCCACCCTTTTCAGTATTGACTTTTGCACTAAATGCGTTTAAGCGGCATAATGTTTTCAAATCATTCAAGGATTGAATGAAAAATCATGGGGCGCAGGTTATAAACCTGAATTAACCAGGAAGGATTGCTCATTAAATGGCCAAACACGAGTTTAAACCAGGCAATAACATGAACCCTCATGGCAGACCTAAAGGCTCTGGTAGCCGTCAAAGGTTCTTCCGTGAGATGGTTGAGCCACGCAAAGATAAGCTAATCAACAAAGCCCTTGAGCTTGCCGAATCAGGCAACGAAGCTATGTTGCGTCTGTTCCTCGAACGCATGTTGCCCCCACGTCATCAACCAGAGAACCTCGAAATCAAAGGCGAAACGCCCTCTGGCACCATTGATAATTTAATCGAGTATATGAACACGGGCGACATAACCCCTGACGATGCGTCAAAGATTGCCGCCATTGTGCATAAAGATGCTGAAATTATTAACCAAGAGATTATGATAGGGAAATTGTCAAGCCTTGAATCGAAGCTGGACGCAACGAACAAGGCCAACATCAACCTAAACACGGAAAGTATAGGGAGCGCCGACGATGGTAAAGAAATGGATAAGTGATGCAATTAACCCAAAGCACAAAGGGGCGTTACGCAAGAAGTTAGGCGCAAAGAAGGGCGAACCAATCCCAGCGGCGAAACTCAAGAAAGCGGAACACTCCCGCAATCCAACGACAGCGCGACAAGCTCGCATGGCTGCTACTCTCAAGAAATTACACAAAGGCAAGAAGTGATAAGGGCAATAATCAAGCGCTATGGTGGCGTATTGATGTCATTAGCAAAGAAGTAAGGAGCTTAACGTAATGGATTATGATTTTAGCGGATTGTGTGCAGACCAACTCGAACGTTTAGCCAAGCGGCTCGAATCTCTCAAGAAAACATTTATCAAAGACTATGCCTTCGCATTGAATATCATCAACAACCCAGAAGCCAACGAGAAGCGCGGCGAGATCAAGGTGCAGGTTGACGACATCCTTAACGATGTGGCTAACAAGTCGGTGATCTTCTACACCGAAGCCATGAACAAAGTACAGCGCGTACTTAGGGAACATGTATGACAACATTTTTATTATGTAGCGCAAGTTTTTTATTAGGGTATGTGGTATCAGGTGCAATTTTCTTTTTACATAAACCAAAGAGGTAAGCATGAAAACGTTACGCATCAAAGATGATTTAGTGATCGTGTTAGACAAAGTGCAAGGTGTAAACCTATTCAAAGCTGCAACTGTACAAAGTCCAGAGGGTCAACCAATCGAACAGAAAGCCAAAGTTTCTATTTTATTGGGCGCAATGAACATTACTTTCGATTACGAGAATGATGACCACGCACAGGCCAACTACAATTTAATCCTACAAGCATTATCGGAGGCGTAACCCATGAAAAAAGCCATGAAGAAACCAGCAAGAGTCGTGAAGAAAGTAGCGAAGAAGGTGGAAAAAAAAAGAGAGAAGGGCGACGAGTACGCAAAACCTTCTAAGAAAATGAAGTCGAGCGCCGCGGGAAGTCTCCGTGATCGCATCACAGAGTCAAAGTAGTTATGGCGGTGAAAGATATAACCCAAGAGGTTAAGGAAATGCGCGAAACGATTGCGGCGTATGAGGCGCAAGATAATGTGAACCATCCAAAACATTATAATTCCTCACCTGCAATCTGTGAGTGCGGGCGGCGTATCGAGTGTATTGATATTACGCGGCACATGAATTTCAACATCGGCAACGCTGTGAAATACTTGTGGCGTTATCTTAATAAAGGCGGTCTTGAAGATTTGAAAAAGGCTCGCTGGTACATTGAAGATCATATCAAGCACTGGGGTAACACCGTATCATAAAACAATAGGGGATAGAGCATGGCGTTAGAAGGCGAAGTGATGACGATACACCAAAAGATTGCAGAGGCGCACAAGAAGCACTCTGACGATTATTTGGGTACGAACTCAAAGCAAATGAAAACCTACGATGCTCCGAAGATGTCTGACATTGAGCAAATCAAACAGATGTTGCAATACATCCTTGATAAGCTTCACGGCATGGATACCTTCTTGCGAACCTTTGAAGGTAGACCGCGGCAACATAACACTGTGAACGGTGAAACTGTTAAGCCCGAAGTTATCCCAAAGGAAATTGTAGAGAAGGCAAAAGAAATCTCTAGCGAAGTCAAGGAGGCGTTAGCCAGTGGCAAACCCAACGTGTCAGGATTGCAAGGGAACGGGGGAAATAGAGACGGAAACCGTAGTGATGGGGCGAACCCGATACGACAAGGAACTCCGCCATCTCGTAGTTGATTGTCAAGGCAAAGGGGATTGGGCTATGACTCAATGCCCCTGTGTAGGTGAAGAAGATGAAAATTAAATTAGTTTGTTACACGGGAACTATAGAAAGCTTTAATCAAATGGTTGAGGATTTAGAACTATCAGGTTATACCGATGATTATATTTTTTTAGATGAAAAATTTAATCAATGCAGTCGATTTACAGGGATTGTAAAAATAGGTGATTTGATTATGCGAGCTGGCGATCATTATACGGTTAAGCTTAAGGACGAGCATGATAGCGATATTCCTGTTTTACAACAAGGCGCTGGGAAAACAAACGAAGTGGAATTTCAATAAGGAGTTTTTGCATTGTCATGTGGCTTGCTGTAACGATGGTGTTAATTTTATTCTGTTTGAGCTTACCTCCAACGGCATAGATCACCATATTGCGCCAACCACAAAAGCAACAACTTTTATACGCAATGTCAAGAGGATGGAACATTTAATAGGCATTGTTGCGGTATCAGTAAACGAGCCACCCAAGATGAAGTGGCGGCCACTTTGGATAAGATCATGCAATGAGCTTTCCCGTTATGTGGCAGGGGTTGACATAGGCTTAACGTGGAACCCTATTCACCTGTATAATAAATTGTTACAGTATGACGGTAAACGGAATTACGAAGTTTTACATCATTGGAGGCGTTGAAAAATGGGATTTTTCGACAGCGACGATGAACCGACACCAGGAAGTGATGCGGTTCAGCAACAGATTGCACAGAATCAAGAACAGCTTGAGGAGAAACGAAAGTCTCTTTATGCTCAACGTCTGGACATTATTAGAACACAAGGCGGCCAGAACTGGACGCCACAAAAGCCCACTGTCGCACCGACACCACGAATGCCATTCGCTTTCCCGTGGGGCAAGATGCCCGCTTATGGGGGAATCCTCGATACTGCTTTAGGGCAGAATAGAGGCGGCGTTATAGGGAAACAACCAACTGTTAGCTAAGGATAGCGCCAATGGACTTTTATAAGCTGTACGCAAGATTCAATGAAACGAAGCAGTATAAAGACCGCTGGCTTGCGCTATACAAAAATCTTTATTTCTATGTCATCCCTGACCGAGACGCATTTAATGTGAAGTGGAACTATCGTGACGATGGTAAACCAACCACCGTTCAGATTTGGGATAACACTGCAATGTTGGCCGCGTACCAACGAGCGAACGATTTACACGCATTGCTTCTACCCAAGGATAGGGTGTGGGGCAAGATGGTATTAGACCCGCATTTATTTGAACCTGCGGCCATTGAACAAGCACAAGGAACAGTCGATGAAGTCAACGAGCGAATTTTATTTTACCTTAATCAATCGAATCTTGCGCGTATCGTGTCTAGCAGTAATCTTGATCTTGTTGGTGGAACTGGCGCTATTTGGGTCGAGTCTATTGACGACAACACCCCTCTTTACTTCCGATCAATCCCCGCTGTTGCTTTGTACATCGAATACTCAACTGATGATGTCCTAAATACATGCTGGTATCAGTGCAAGATGACAGGGCGACAAATCCTTGAGACGTTCCCGAACTATCGCGGCACTGGCAAAGCGACATGCTCTGGCGCACCTGACGATATCTTCATGGTGATGTACGGGCAAATTAAAATGGCTGAGGACAAATTTTATTTATATGCAGTGCTTGAGATCGACCCCTTCACACCGATGTGGGAGACAGAGCGTGGATATAATCAAATTATTATTTATCGTGATCGCGTTCGCCCTGGCGAGTCTGATGGGCGTGGCATTGGGATTGACCTTTTGCCTACAATTCAGGATTTAAACCGAATCGTGGCTTATGATCGAATGAGCCAAGCGTTTAAAGCAAACCCTCCGATGTTCTATGACAATGATGCGTACTTCAACCCGTACAGCGTTCGTCAATGGGCAGGTGCAATGATTGCTAGAAAGCCGATGGCGCGCAATCCGCTTGAAGCTTTACAGATGCCGACCTATCCCGACACATTACAAACCATCCTTCATTTGCAGGATGTCATCATGAAAGGCTTTCAGGTTGACCCATTGGGTGAAGTTAATACGCCTGTTAAGTCTGCAACCGAGGTTTCTATACGTGAGAATCGCGCGCAACGAACGTCTGCGACTGACATTAGCCGCTTGATTAACGAATTGCCGCGACAAATTTATGAAGTGTCAGCAAAGATTCTAGCTGAACGCAGACTGCTAACCAAAGATCGTTCTATCGGTGCTATCAACACGAAACGTTTTCGTTTTGACTTCCAATCACCGCTCTACGATTTACAAAAACAAGATGACCTTAACCACTTCATTACAAACTTACAGGTTAAGCAACAGTTCTTTGGTCAAGGCGCTGCAATGGCGACAGTTGATTTACCCACAGCAAATCAATTCTTAACTGACAAGCTCAACTTACCATCGAAACTATTTGTGACCTCAGATCAATTGAAACAATACATTCAGTTGGCAGCGCAGCAAGCACAACAAGCGGCATTACCGTCGCCGTCTACCGCTGCGGGCAAAGTTAATTTCCCTCAACAATCGCAGGTACAGTTCTAATGGCTGACAAAGCAACGATGTTATTTAGAGAAGGCAAGATCAATAAATTTGAATATGACACATACATTTTATTTGAAGGCACAGACTTAGGTCGTGCCTACTTATCAAATGTTTTATTTTCCGTTGTGATGGAGGAACCAGTAAGCGGACGCGGTACAGATTACGCGAAAGCGGATGGTCGCCGTTCATGCTGGCGGGAAATTAAAAATGTTGTCTCACACGTTGATAAACTAATAGAGGACTATGGGAATGTCGCTAACAGAAACGCTAACGCCGAAAGAACCGTCGCCAACCAATTCGGAGTCGAACCAATCCGAACCTTCACCCACCCTGACTTTGGTTGAACCCAAGCTCTATGCGGGGAAGTACAAATCGGTTGAGGAGCTAGAGGAAGCGTACAAAGCTAGTGAACGATTCATTGGCGAGAACACGACGCTTAAAAAGCAAATCGAACAGCACACCAAAGTGCCTGACGATTACGAAGTGCCAGCCGATATTGCAATGCGCGAATCTGAGATTGCCGAGCTTAAATCTATTGCGCGTAATGCAGGGCTTAACCAAGAGCAATTTGTCAAGACAGCAAAGGATATGCAGAACCGAATCAGTTATCAACTGTCCACTTTTGAGCAAGCAAAGCAAGAGTTAGGCGAAGCAAACCTAAATGTTTTGACGGATTACGTTACAAAGAATTACCCTGAAAGACTCAGGGAGCATGTTTTACATAAACTCATAAAGGACAAAGACGCTATGTCAGACGCAATGAAGCACAGAGAATCAATTTTAAATACTCAAGCCCCAGGAATGGATAGCGGCAACGCTGGCAAACCTGAGAAGTTTGACGGTGAAAAAGATTTGAAGGCCGCAGCCGCCGCCTATCATAAAAACCCACGCGATAAGGAAGCCCAAAAGCGCTATGTCAATTTGGCTGCCGAAGTGGGTAACGAGCGATTTGGCCGCAAATAGTTATGAGCGATTGTCATAACGAAAGATGCTGGTGTTCAAACATTCCGAAGAAGGGTGACGAGAAAGTGTCGCCTCTCATTCGTGATTTGCGCCGCATGGATGATGACATTACCGCTTTGAAAAACAGAGTGAGTCAGTTAACGTGCGCTTTGGAATTTGTTATCAGTCAAAACGCCAAAGCGTATGACGCACTTGTAGACCACATTGACGAGATCGAAGGTTACTTATGTCGATGACAGTAAAAAAGCTTATTGCCGAGCTTGAGAAGATCGAGAACAAGTTTTTAGAAGTGGAAGTGGCATTAATCGACAAGGCGACACTAGAGCCTGAGATTCGGGCAATCCAGAAATGGAGCCAAAAAATAGTGATAATCTTAGAGAGAAAGAAGCAATGACAATCAACGTCCACCGCGTAAAAGACATGAAACCTCTTGAGGCCAACATCGTTAAGGCGCTCTACGATAAGGTGAAGAACACACCGAAGGATGGGCAGTGGCGCGAGTTCAAAGGCACCGTGCGCGTCAAAGGTCGTCCATATAACCTAACTTGCATCTTCCGATTGGATGGCATGTTTCTGAAAATCCGCAAATCCGAAGTCTCAAGCGAGAATAACAGTAAACTTTTATTGCCCAGCTATTACAACAGTTAACATAAAATCTGCAAAGTCGCGTTTTAATATACCACTTTCAGGGTGCTAAAACGCCACATCGACGCCACAGCGTCAAAGTCATCCCAAAACCATATTTCGCACACCATTCTTGGACAGCACTTGCAACGGGCAAATTTAGAGCTATACTAGGGGTATCTTCAAAGAAGCCCCACAAGGACACCTTCGAGAAGATCAAGAACATTACCCGCCCCGTCATGGGATACCTGGTAGATGGTCAATGAATAGGTTCAAGCCGAACAGGTTTTGAACTCTTGTTGAACATATCTATTAGGGGAAGGAACCCATGACAGATCAAATTAATTTAGCAACTGCCATGCAGTTGTTTGATACCGAAGTAACCCTCAAGTATCAAAACCATTTACGCCTTGAAGATACCATTGACGAACGTCATGGTACGACTGGTACGACTTTAAACGTGCCCGTTTCTGACTTGATTGAAATGCAAGAAGGCAACTTTGCCCCTACTGACATTCCAGTCACCCCAGTAAACGAAACAAACGTTCAAGTCCAAACCAACGACTATCACTTGAAAACAGTGATCGGCGGCGGCGAAAAGACTCTTTACAACTTCGACAAGATCGTTGACCACGCGAAGCTTCACGCTTTAGCGGGCGCACGTCTTGACGATTACATCAAGATCAATGCTATTTACTCCAACGCTGGCGTGGGCACCATCTATACGGTTCCTGTGACTGTTGGTGTGAACACTGGTATCAACGAAGGCAAGATGGCTGATGCGCTGTCCTACCTCGAAAGCCAGGGCGTTGATGTCATGGACTACTCAGTTTCAATGTGGGCACCTGCTCTCTTGAAAAAGTCCATGTACAACGATGACAAGATCGTTAACTTCTTCTACGTTGACCACAAACCTTTGACCGACAACCGCATTCAAACTTATTTGGATGTTGACTGCCGCTTCTTAGGCTCCAACGGTATCAACCAAATCCCATTCAGCGCGATTGGTGGTGGTGTAAACCAATACCTCGTGCCAATGGTACACAAGGACGCCATCGTTCAAAGCTACAACCGTGATCTGCAAACCTCGATCACCTGGTTGCAGAACCAAGACAGATGGGAATTGCTGACCATTTTAACTTCTGGCGCACAAGTCATTCAGTTAAATGGTATTGCGTTCATGACCGCCAACAACCCATTTGTTGCTAACTAATCACGGAGGATTACGCAATGAGTAATTTCGGAACTTTAAGCCAAGTGTCAGGTGGATATCCTGGCACAGCGCCTCAAATTTGGTCGGCTTCAACGCCTGATAATTTGGGTGCGATTACAACGGCAGGTTATTTGAATGACCTTGGTGACAAGGTTAAACAAAATGACGTGTTTTATATTAACTACTCCGACACCTCCGTTCAGCCTTTAGGCGGTGGTACAGGTGGCGAAGCTGCAACCTTGGGCGAGTTCTACGTTAACGTATCTGGCGGTGACGTCAGCTTGGTTAACGCATTAACCGCATTAGGTCAAGCGGCTGCAAAGGACGTAACAGACAACACCAAGGCATTGGTGGCTTCTGTTAGCGGTGCCTTCGTAGTAGGTAACTTGGTACAGGCGCTTGATACGTCTGGCACCATTGTCGATTCTGGAATCAGCGTGGCTAACAGCGTATTGCAATATGCAAGCGTTGCGATCACCGCCGCTGAGTTCAACGGCATGTATGCAGCACCTAAACTATTAATCGCGGCACCTGGCGCTAATAGACAAATCATCATCGACCAAATGGTATTGGTCATGACATTTGTTTCAGCACAGTACGCGGCTGGTGGTGTGGTTGCAGCTCAGTACGACAACACCGTTCACGGTGGCGGCGTATTGGCTTCCGCTTCGGAAGCTGCGGCTGACTTCACGGGTGCAGCAGCAAGTACAACTTTCCGATTCTTCGGAAGTGTTGCAGTTGCTCCGTTCACAACGACTGTGAACAAGGGCATCTACTTAAGCAATGCAACGGCAGCGTTTACCACTGGTGATAGCACATTCGTTGCTAAAATCTGGTATCACACCATTGCAACTGCGTAAGCCATTCCGCTACAGGGCACAGGGATGTTAAACGGACGTTTCGCCTTGGTGGATATATAAACGGATGGGGTTCACAGGATCGTGAACCCTTAATCTTATAAGGGAGCCGAATAATGTCATTGCCTGTTGCTAAAATTGACGTGGTTAACCAAGCACTTTTAGAAATAGGTCGCTTACCAGTAATTCAAATCAGCGATAGTGCTGACGCTCAACTGATAAGTGCAAAGATAGATATTCTCTTGCCATTACTTTTACTCTCTGCCGAATGGAACTTTGCTGTAAGGTTTGTTTCAGACAACACGCCATTGACAGTGCCGTTCAGTCCAGACTTCACATACACCTATCAATTGCCTTTTGACTTTGGGCGATTCTTTAAGTTTGGCACGAACACATTTCCACTCTATTACGAATTTGCAGACGGCTTGCTACTCACCAATATCAAGCCTATTCAATATTATTACATCGTGAACAACGTGGATTACGCCGCGTTCACGACCATGTTTTATCGCGCGCTCGCAGTGTATGCCGCAGCCGATACCGCAATGGTGTTAACTCAAAATGCAGCGCTCACAAAATATATTCTCGACAAATACAAAGAGGAAAAGTCGAACGCTATCTTATTGAATGACCAGGAACGTTATATCGGCTCAACGCCATACAATGATTTTGACCGACAAACTTATATCTAGGATGGGTATAAATGGCTACTGAAATCATTCGGCAATCAATGTTCACCGCTGGCGAAGTAGACTTCGTTAACTGGAAGCGAACAGATTTTCCAGACTATCTCAGCGCAGCTCAATCATTATTAAATGGTGAAGTTGCGACGACTGGTCTTGTGAAGAAACGCAAAGGCACAAAGTTTTTAATTGATGTCTCGTCATACGTTACTGATAACTCGCAGATGTATGAGTTTGTAGATAAGAACGGGCAATATTACATATTGGTATCGGATGATCTTGCGTTTCACTTGTTTACCGTTAACGCCGTAACAGGTGTCGTTGCCTTTTACCAAACTGTAAGTGGCACACCTTACTCTGGCACACAGTTGCCCTTGCTTGATTACGCGAACGACAACGACGTTATAATCTTTACTCATCCTGACTTCCCACCTGCTAGAATTTATGTCAGTAGCTATTCACCATCCGCGACATTTGCTTATCAAGTGCTACCTATCTATCCAGCACCCGCATTTGATTTTGGTAATATTGATTATAGCAATTTCACGGTTAATGCGTCACAGGCTGGAAGTGTGCTAACGTTTCAATTCACAGGGCTGGGTTCCGACCCAGGATTTAATAATGATTGGATAGGTGGGCAGATTATCGGTGCGGGGGCAACGGTAAACGACCCAGTTGGTTATGCAATCATTACGGCTGTCTCTTATTCGGCTGGAACCACGACTTTCACTGCCACTGTCTCCGTTGACTTTCAATCGCCTGGCGCGACTGTTGGTAACCAATATTCCGTTCGGCAGCCCGCATTTAGCGCGGCTCTCGGTTACCCTTTAGCTGTGCTTTTCTACCAAAACCGTCTCTGGTTCGCAAACACAAAGACGCTGAATAATACCGTGTTCGGCTCAAGAATCAATGCTCCAATTAACTTTGATGTGGGCACAGGGCGAGATACTGACGCGATTATATACACAATTGGTCAAACCCAGTCAGGCGGCATCTTTTGGATGAATGGCGGTAAGCAATTAGAAATCTATTGTCAGAATTTTGAATTTGCAGCGCCACAGCAAGAGAACATAGGGTTAACCCCAAGTACCTTTAGCATTAGGCAGCAATCCGCTTATGGTGCATCCTTCTTTCTGAAACCGATTACCTATATCAACGATAGCTATTACGTATCGAAAACAGGTCAAGCCATTATTAACTTTCACTTTAATGGCATCGGGCAGACCTATACTTCAAGTAATATCTCAATCCCATCACAGCATTTGGTTAAGAACCCCATTAACCGTGCGTTACTCCGTGGAACAGATGTTTCACAGGATAACTTGGTGTACTTTTTGAACCCCGACAATACCGTCACATGCTTCCAGTTCGCGGCAGAGTATAAGTTGGCAGCTTTAACGCCAATCACATTCTCTACCGCGCTTAATCCTGTAAACGTCGTGGATGTGGCATCAATTAACAATGAGATTTATTTCTTAAAAAAATATCCGCTGACGAACATTTATACTTTTGAAAAGTTTATTCCCGATCAAAAGATTGATGGCTACATCACATCGACTATGGCAAGCAATGGTATTGTGACAGGTCTTAGCCAATTCGACGGTTATAATGTTCAAGTTGTATTCAACAATCAAGATTTCGGAATATATTTAGTACATAATGGGCAAATTACCGTCACCAATCCGAATGCTTTTAGCGGCACCGTTCAGGTCGGTTTGCTTTACCTATTTGATGTTGAGCCGATGTATATATTTGCTGGCGCGCAAGCTGCGACTTATACCAAAGCAATCTCAAAGATTTACGTTGATTATTTCAATAGTCTGAATTTTTACATCAATGGTACACTTGTAAATTATCAGAACTTTGCGGACATACAGGCGGGATTGCCTCTACAGCCGCAGAGTGGTACGGCTGAAATTCGGCCTGTTGACGGGTGGAATATGTTTAAGTCATTCCGCATTACGCAAAACTCCCCCTTCGATTGCCAAATCCTCAGTATTACGTATCAAGTCGGCGCGGCAAATATTTAAGGAGGAAGTTTATGGCTGACCCTGTTACCGCTTTGGTTGTTGTCGCCGCTGGCGCTACAGTCGGCAAAGCTGTCATGCAATATGAAAGCGCACAAGACAAAGAACGCGCTCTCGATCTTCAATCACAAGAAAACATGCTTTCCTATCAGGAAAAGAGCCTGTCGAATCTTGATGCCACCCAAAAGATTTTGGATAGACAAATTGCGCAATCTACTGTGCGCGGTATTGCTGCGGATAAATCCCCAAGCTTTAATGCTATTCAACGCGAAACATTAAATATCTCGGCCAAGACTGGGAAAAATCTTGAGTTAGGGAAAACCCTATCTGATGAAAATATTGATATCGAAAAGTCGAATGTCAAAAATACTTTGTACGCGCAACTGTTTGGTGACGTTGGTGACGCAGCTATGTCATTTGCGAAGCTCCAAGGCGGCGCTGCATCAACACAATAGGATGTGATTAATGGCTGATGAATTTGCGCAATTAAATGAAGCAACGCCATTTCAACCTGTCACGCCAAATGATAAGTCGGCGGGATATGATGCGTTGTCCGAAGCATTTGGCAAGATCGCCAAAGGTGCTGAAACTCAAGTCGAGACCATGCAAAAGGAAAAAAGTACCGATCAATTAATGTCGGCTAATTCCATGCTGGGGCAAGTCTCAACGCAAGCAAAACTTCAAATGATGCAAGACTCCACACCTGAAAACGTGGCGAATGTTATGAAGAATTGGCAGACGACTGCCGACTCTTTGAAAACATCTACTGCATTAAATCGTGAAGATAAACTCAAACTTAATCAGTTAATTGATACGCAATCAAATGCACTTCTTTTACATGGCGCAACGGTTTCAACTGCGAACATTAAAACACAAAAGAAGATGACTTATTTTGATGAACTCTCAGGTAATTTGGATAACCTGAAAAACTTAATGCAAACGGGCAAATACGAGGAAGCCGAAGCACTCGGTCAATCCATGTATCAAAACGCTCGTAACATGCACGACATGGGTGTATTGACTGGCTCTCAATTTATCGCACAGCAAAAAGCAATCGGTACTTTGCTCGATCACGCCAAAGCATTACACGGTGCCATATCACATAACGCTGATTTGACTGCGAAAGATTATCATGATTTACACTCATGGCCTTTCAGTACAAATGGCGGTGATGCGACTACGCTTTCACAAAAGCCAGCCGATGAAAATACATCACACATGATTCAAATGCACCTTGATGACCAAAGTTTTCGAGGGCAGACAGCGGCAGCCGTAAAATATGGAACGACTGACCCCGAAGCATTAATGAATTTACCATCACACCAACAGCTTGCAGTTATCTCAACAGCGCAAGGCGCACAAGACGCTCAAAATTATATGAAGGCAAACACGAGTTGGCCGCAATTCGTGGCTGAATATAATCGCTTGAAAGCACAACCTAGTGATAGCCTTAATTCGTATGAGAAAGGTAAGCTCGATCACATGAATTATATTATCGAGAATTTGAATCATGGCAACTACGTACAAATTGTTGGAGACACAGTTAAGGGTGCGCAAAACAATCAACAATTTCAAGTTAATGCCAGCGCGATTAATGATGGTGGAGTATATAATCCTAACAACCCCGTCGATGCAGCTAAACAAGAAGCAGCGAATGTTAAAAATCTTAATGATTATGTTTCGGGTAATGTGGCAATTGGTGTAGCGTCACACTATCCAAACGAATGGATTAAACCATTTCATCCGCAATTTATAAAACCAATCACAGATTCATTTGTCGCAGGTGCAGACCCTACAAATGCAATTAAAGCAATGACGGTGACAACACCTGCAAACAAAGCTTATCTTGTTAACTCAATGCCGAACCTGCAACAACAGGAAGTCATGCGTATTGTGTCACTTGCCGGTAACAATACACCACCAGGATTTTTAAAAGATTGGATTGTTGCAAATCAAAAAGGCCAAGACTATTCACCGTTGAAAGTTGATGGTTTGAAAGATGCAAAGCTTCGCGCATCAATTGAATCAAACCTTGGTGATGTCTTGCAATATATGTATCGCAATGGCAACGCTACAACGATGGTCGGTCAACAAATTAATAATCCTGGTGGCGACCCAATATTACAAAGCGGACAAGCACGTCAAGCAGGTTTTATCGAAGCTTCAATGAACTACATTAAAAAGAAAGCGATTGAGAATCAAGATTACGCTATGTCAAATGCTGATACGTATGTAAGTGACCTTAAGCGAAACATTGGCACGACACATGATTTGGTAACAGGTTGGAATTATCAATTCAATAATAAAAACTTGGATATGAAATTAACGAAGGAAGAAGCTGATGCTGTTGCACAATCTGCAATGACTCACGCACTTGATCGTGTTAAACAAAATCATACCGAGGCTGAGTATCAATCAGCACTTGATTCAAACCCATTATTTATGACGATTGACCAATACAATAATATTGTTGTGACTGATACCAAATCAAAATCGGTTATCTATCACATGCCGTTTAACGCAAGCTTTGTTCATGCTGCCGTCGAAGAACGCAAACGCATGAAGATCAAATCACCCGAACAAGAAGAAGCTGAGTTGAAAACTTATATGGATATGATGACAAGGACGCCTTACTAATGGCTAATCCTAGAATTGATGAAGGCGCACCGCCAATAGCACCACCTCCACTTGATGCCTCCCAACCACAAGTGCCAAAGCCTGTGCCGCCCAGGACTGACCCCGATGCCGTACCGCAATCGTTGTCCGTGCTGTCGCCTATCAATCAGTATTATCAAGGCTCACGTTTAAACGTGCCTTCGCTCTCAACCTCCATATTCACTCGTGGTGGCATTGGATTTATGAAGCCTTTCGTTGGTATCTCTGCCGCGTTAGGACAGATTAAACCTGACGAGGCGCAAGCGTGGCAGCTTATGAAAGATGTGGTTGACCTTGATAACTCGTCACCACTTCAAAGCCCATTGCAGCGCGGAGCGGGGGAAGCGGCTGATTTCACAGGCTCGATTTTAAATCCTATCTCATTGCTGACGGCTGAGGCTGGCGGTGCCATTGTTGCGGGTGGCTCAAGGTTGCTACCTTCAATCGTTCCGAAAGCCCTAACCAAGATAGGGGAAACCCCAGTCAGTAAGATATTAGGTGAGAACGCAGAGCGCTATATCCCAAAGATTGCGGAAGGCGACACTAAACGAATTGCAACGCTTGCCGATATTGGCGCGCGTAAGATGAAAGCCTTTGGCATTGGAGCGGGCGTATCGCTTCCCACGGAGCTTGAATCAAACTTTGATACCAAGAACAATACCATCAATTATCGTGGCGCTGTGGCTGGTACAGCTCAAGGAGGCGGTATTGCAGTCGGCCTTGACACAATCCCTTACCTTTGGGGCGTCTTTCGTGGCAAGTTTAAAGCGGCTACAGGACAGGCCATTGAGGAAGTTGCACCCGCGGCTTTAGATGAAACGCTCGACCATCTTCAAAAGTCAGGCGCGCTCACCGAAGCTGAGGTCAACTGGTACAAAGAATATCGTGCTAACCCTCACGAGCCATCCGAAGATTTTGTCTCTCGATCTTCTAAAATGCTGCTTGATGACGGCCACAATGTCGATACCGCTCGCGGTAAAGTAATGCACGATATTCTGACGCCAAGTGATATGAAAAACCTGAACATTGGTGTTTCAGATCAAATTGCCGCAAGCCTTGCTAATGATGGGAATGCCTTCACGGATTTTGTGTGGGGTTCAAAGCTTGACGAGATGCGTGCAAACCCTACCTCACTTGATGGGATTGAAGGCGTACTATCATCTTTGAATGAGAAACTTGCAGCTCAACCAGGCGCACTTGCAGCAATTGATAGCTTTGTTGAGAAGTACGGCACCCGTAACTGGCGCAGACTCAGACCATTCTCACAAGAGAACCTTTACAAGAAAATGGTTGAGAAGGGTTTGACCTCGGAAGAAATGCCCGTGGTCGTGCCCGAAGCTGTTTCCAAACGCATAGCAATGGAAAAGCGTATCGAATCTTTAGAAGCGGCTAACAAAAATTACGAGACGCAAAAAGCTGCGGCCACAAATATTCCCGTACAGAAACGTTATGCCAAATATATTGAGCGTAACGAAAAGAAAATTGCTGACCTTCATGTCAAAAAGCCTGAGATTCTAAGCCCGAAAGACGAGCTTAAATCACTACATGATTCAATGGTTAAGGATGGCAAGCTAGTCGATAACTTTAAGCATACCCGTGATTATCATCGCCTTGTTGATCTTGCGAAAGTTGAGACAGGTGCGCGCTCGATGCTCTATCGTATTAACTCAATTGCGCAATATGAAAAGCAAGCCGCTTATAGAGACATGCTGCAATTTTTCTCGAACGTTATGCAGACCAATTTTGACAAGCTGGCTGACTCAAAAAAGATTTTGGACTACATGAAAAATCGTATCGAAGATAAATTACCAAAAGAAATTAAAGATCAAGTAAGACTTGAAGATGTCCAGAAAGCCGTCAAGGATGTACCTGACGATTACGAAAAAGTGCTTGACGATACTCGTGACGCGCTGCGTGAGAATGCACCCAAAGAGTTAGCGGCAGAGTACGAGGAAGCAGCGGCGAAAGTGAAAGAGTTTACGAAGTCTGAAAACATATTTAAAAATTTAATCTCGTGTGTAATGGGGTCACTCAATGGCTAAGATTAGTCAACATTGTTTAGACGAAGCATTAACTGCTTTGGGTAAATTCACTCAAGATGACTTGAAGGATTACGTGCGCGATGTATTTAACCGTGCGCGTTCATACGATGATTTATTTGGTACTGCCGCAATGCAGAAAGCTATTAAAGAAGTGAATAACGAATCGCTGCAAGCCTTCTTTGAAGATGCCATGATTAAAACAAATAACGTAAACAAATTTAATAAAATTACTTCGCTATTTAAAAAAGGTGTTGATCTTACTGAGGTCATTTTACGACGACACAAAAACCTTGATTACAATATTGAATCAGCGCAACGCGCAGCTAGAATGAGATTGCATAGTTCATTTTATTCTAAGCTATCAAGTGAAGAAGTGGATTATATTATCAAGGGCAAAAATGATATTGATATCGCTCGCGCCATTGACGGTAAGGCCGCATCACCGACAGCAAAAGCAATTGCTGAACGTCACAGAGAGTACATTGATTCGCGTAATGCTGAGATGGTTACATCCAATGCGCTGCCACTCGATTACATTAACAAAGACCGTCACTTTCGTGGCATACATAACCGCTCAAAGATTCTAAGCGGTGGCGCGAGTCTCTATCAACGCGCAGAGAGTGCCATTAAAAAAACTGCAAGCGTTGATACTCGTGAACGTTGGAAACAAGTGATATTACCTAAGCTTGATCTTGAGCGTACATTCGCGGGCACCGACGCTATGGGATTGGATGGCAAAATCGACATGGGTGAAGTCGATAAGATTTTAACTGACGTTTACAAAAATATTATTGATGGCAAATCAAATATTTTTACACGCTCAAAAGTCGCTAACGATAAACAAGCATTGTCGAATTTATCGAGAAGATTTTTTGAGTGGAAAGACATGGAAAGTTTCATGCAGTACAACAAGCAATACGGTTACGATAATTATTTTCATGCGTTGTCATCCGATATTGAAAGCACTGCAAGCCGCGTGGGTATGGCAAAAATATTTGGTGGAAATCCACAATCCATGTACAACCAATTGAAGCATGAACTATTTGAAAAAGATAAAATGAAACCGTTCACTGCTTACAAAACAGATTTATATTACAACCAAGTTTCAGGCGGTAATAATTTAGTATCATCACCCACGCTTGCCACGATGGGGTCAAACATTCGTACCTTTAGCTCGATGGCAAAGTTAGGGCGTCTTGCTATTCAAAGTATGACAGACGTTTCAAACAACATCATGTTCGCAAAGGAGTTTGGATATGATTATTACAAGGCTTATACCGATACTCTTGGCGGCTTATTTAATGCTATGCCCAATGAAGAAAGAGCGTATCTCGCAAAACTATTTAGAGTTAACGTAGATTCTCACATGGGTTACATTGGAAAATTTCTCGATGCCAATTCAACGGGGGATATTACCCGAAAGGTATCGGGTTATTACTACCACGGTATAGGAATGGAGGCACTAGACAAGGGCAACAAAATCAGTGCAATGCACATGATGGCGAAGCATTTGTTTAACATCTCTGGCAAAGCTTTTGATGATGTCAACGAAGCGACCAAAAAGTATTTTGGGAAATTTAACGTCAGCAAAGACGAATGGGAAATGTTAAGGAAAAAGAATAAGGGTCAGCTATTCACCGTTGATAACGTTGATAATCTCACAGATAAAGAAGTACATGAACTCTGGAGCAAATCTGACAAGTTGATTCCGTTGAGTGATATGCGCACCAACTTACAAAGCAAAATATATTCGATGTTTGATACCGCCTCGGAAGATGCGATTTTAACACCGAACGCTTTCACGAAAGCATGGTGTACTCTTGGCACAAGCCCAGGTACTTTACTCGGTGAGGCGCTCCGTGTGTTCATGCAATTTAAGGCTTACCCGATTCGATACATGGATAGGTACTGGGCATCGTTTATGAACGCCGACAGCGCCCAGGCGAAGCTTGCCTTTGCTGTACAAATGTTGGCGGCCTCAATCCCAATGTCACTAGCCTCACAGGTTTTGGATAACGCCGCCCAGGGTAAATCTATGCCTGATGTCACTAAAATGACATACCCTGAACAGTTAAAGTTTTCCATTAACACCGTGGCAAGTGGCGTGGGCACGTTGCAGCGGGTTCTTAACCCTCAGAACCAGAACAACAACTTATTTTCGAGCTTACTAAACTCGCCTAGTTTACAATTATTGAGCGATACGACCTCGATTCCATTTGAGCTTTTCACAGGCAACACCAAGGGTTTAAAGAAGTCCTTGAAGAATGTGGCCTCCGACATTACGCCAATCGAATCGTTCCCGATCATAGCGCCAATGATTCGCAAAATGATGGGTGAGAAAGCGTATTTGCAACCAGGACAGGAACAATATTATGGAGCGTAGACTATGAGTAATTTGCCGCAGCAAAGCACGATCAATCAATACGTGGCCGATGGTATCACCACGATTTATAACTACACGTTCCTGATCTTAAGCGCTAATGCTAGCGCTAATGATATTTCAGTTTACGTCACCCCTTCGGGTCAACCAGCGGTTCCAACATCCGACATTCAAGTTTTGAATGAAGATTACAGCGTTCAGAACGTTGGAAATGTCAGCGGTGGCACAATTACTTTCTTGCCTGGCGCAATTCCTGCGAACGGTTCTATCGTTACAATCGTGCGGACGATGAACGTTTCAATCGACACCGAATTTGCGCAAGCTCAAAACTTTAATGGTGCGAATTTAGATAGTGCTTTCGAGCGCGTTGTCTTAATCATGCAACAACTAAATACCTATTACATGAACAATGCGTTGTCTTATGTAATTAACAGCTACCTGCCTACCCTTGGACTAAACTTTTTGCCCGTCCTCACTAACGTAGACAATCAAGTTTGGATTAGCCAAGGTGGGAGAATCATTGCAGCCGTGCTTCAAAATGACGATATGAGTACGCTGCGCAGTCAGTTAGCGAGCCAAGTACCTTTCGGTGATGGCGCATCGTTAATTGGGTTTTACGATACAGTGAACAACATTGGCACCACACTAGATACTTTTTTAAATACTTACCCACGCCCGAACAATGGAAACATTATCATTGGCGGTGATATGACAACGAACCCTTGGCAAAGGTCGATTACTTTTCCTGTCGTCACTACCAATTTTTATTTGAATGATAGGTTCTTGTATTTTGTTCAAGGCGCGCCGACTGGGGCAATCAGCGCAAATAAAGTTATTGATTCGCCAACCGTATCAGAGTCAGGTTTATTCGGTGTGAACTCAATTCAGATCGGGGTACAAACCGCTCAAACGGTTATTGCTGCCAACGATCTTTATACTTATCAGTACCGCGTCGAAGGCTATGACTTTACCTTTATCGCGCAGCGCAATTTCACTTTAAGTTTTTGGGTGAAGTCGAACTTGCCAGGCATCTATCATGCAGCGTTTTCAAATGGCGTCGATCAATCTTACGTTGCTCCGTTTACGATTTCAGGCTCGAATGTTTGGCAGAAAATTTCGATTACGGTGCCAGCTTCCCCTGCGTCTGGAACATGGAATTATACGAATGGAGCTGGGCTTCTCGTCTCGATTGTTTTGGCTGCGGGTTCCAATTACCAAGGCACAACAAACGCTTGGGTCGGCAGTTATATTTATGCCTCCGCGAGCCAAATTAATTTCATGAGTTCAACGACAAACACAATTAACTTTGACCGTTTCTGTTTGGAACCAGGCAACCTTTCAACTCCTTGGGTTGCCCGTTCCATTGAAGAAGAACTTGCTTTGTGTGAACGCTATTATCAAAAGAGTTACAACATTGCTGACGGGTCAACGACTACTGTATTACCAGGCTCGACACTGCTTATTTTGGGTGGCGCACCTGCAAACAATACTGGGTTTGCGAGTCAACCATTCCGTACACGAATGAGGGATACGCCGACTTGTTTTCTATTTTCACCCGTGACAGGCGCTACTAATAATGTCGCTGACTTAACCTCAGCAACAGACAAAGCGTGTACTCCTATTGAAGCCTCAGAGACAGGATTTTATCTTGAGAACACATCGGGCGGCGCTTTGACTGATACGCATGTTCTTGCCTGGCATTGGCAAGCTAGCGCTGAACTATAATGTTCCACGTAGAACAAAAATTATGAATTTAGGCGCAATTGAGACGAGATATGCTAAGATTGCCGAAGCCATCGAGATGAAAAGTGCGGTGCAATACACCACATATCGAGACGCTAAAGGCAATCTGTGCATTCAATTTGCAAGTGGTGAGCATTTGGTCTTACCGCTGGTTCCTTTTCGTCCATATCAGCTAGAAGCACAAACTGCATTATTTATAGACAATCTCAGGCGTGTTTTAGTACAAAGACCGCGCCGCTCTGGTAAAGAAATGGAATCGTGGAACATTACTGTTCAGGGCGCCATCGTAGAACCTGGCCTCTATATAGTAGTCTACCCCACTAACGTAAGAGCCAAGGCTATTCTATGGGATGGTGCCATTCTTTTGCCAGGCAACCGAAGCGTAAAGTTTCGGGATATGATTCCAAAGCAGTTGATACTCGGTAAACCCAATGAACAGGAAATGAAGATCAAGTTGATTAACGGCTCGATCATTTGGATTGTGGGTTCTGACATCGACCCTGATAAGCTCCGCGGTACGAACCCTCGCGGTATTGTCTTGGCTGAGTTTGCGTTCTGTGACCCTCGCGTGTTCTATACCATGCTGCCTGTGTTGCGTCAGAATGGCGGTTGGCTATGGGGTCAATCGACCTACAATGGCATGAACCATTTCTATAGGCTCATGGAAAATAATCGCAATGACCCGCTGTGGTATTGCCGTAGTGATAGCATTGAAAATCTCGTTGACGAAAATGGTGAACGCTACATCACTGACGAGATGATTGACGAAGATAGAAGGGCGGGTATGCCTGAATATCTTATTCAACAAGAGTATTACGGCAAGGTTCAATTGAACCAAGAAACCATCTTTTTCTCGAACGAAATTAACAATCTTCACAAGCGTGGCATGATCGAGCAAGGCTTATATATTCCCAATAAAAGATGTTATGCGTTTTACGATATTGGGATGAATGATACAACGGCTCTCACTATCGCCCAGCTCGATAATAGGGGCGACCCTTACGCCATTGGTTACTTTGAAGGTAATAATAAACCTTTCCGTCATTATGTGGGTCTAGGACATGCTTTTGCCAATTCCTATGGCCTCAGATTACATGCGCATTACGTGCCCCATGATGGTAAAAAGCGTGACTGGAACACAGGAAAAAATACCGTAGACTTTGGCTATGAGATAGGCGAGGAAGTCCATATCGTGCCGCGCCCTACTAATAAAATGAATGCCATTGAGTCCATGAGACAAATGCTTTACAGGACAAGATTTAACAAGGAAAATACAGGAAGATTGATTGATTGTTTGTCAAGCTACTCGAAGGAGTTTGACGATAAACGGGGCGTTTACAAGGATGAACCCCTGCACAATTGGGCATGTCACGGAGTAGATAGTTTTCAAACGATGACCCTAGCAGTGGAGGCTGGGTTAGTCAATGAAAAGACCTACGATGTGATATACAATAACGGTATATAACACGGAGGTTTCACTATGTATACGCCAGGCTTTAGTTGCCAAATTTCAGGCTTAGTCACGAACGATGTTCCCCTGGCTGCGCCAAATCCAAATGCTAATCAAATCATTTCAAGCTCATACATTATGATACCAACCAGCGGCACCGAAGGTGGTATCGTTTACAAAAATCCAGCGGGTGAAACTTGCTATTGGCCGTTTGCTTTTGTAGGTTACAACCCCATTGCTGCAACCGAGATTTTAAGCACTGCCGTAGTCGATGGTGTGTCACGCGATACGACAGCAACACCTCTCTATTGGGCAGGTACTTACGGTGCATAAACGATTTGATTGGCTCATATTTTTTCGGCTCTTGTTGAACACAGGGGAAGGTCACGTTCACCCTGCCGTCGCCATACAAACCGAAGCTAACACAGATATTCTAACAGAGGACGGACAACTCATTTTGATAGAATAATTTAGGTCGCTTTATTAATGTAAAGGATTACATTATGCCAAAGATTAGTGCTTTACCGCCCGTCGTGGCGTCCACGTTGACTGACTTAGTAGCCGCCGTTCAATTGGGCGTGACGACAAAGCAGTCTTTGGCTCAGGTATTAACCTTATTTCAAGCCAACGTACAAATCACAGAGTCGCAAGTCACGGGATTGACCGCTGACCTTGCCTCGAAATTATCGAAAGCTGCAAACCTTTCTGACCTTGCAAGCGCTGCAACTGCGCGCACGAATTTAGGCTTGGGAACTGCCGCCGTTGAGAATGTGGCTTTCTTCTTGCAGACTGCAAATAATTTATCTGACGTTCCCGTTCCAGCAACCGCTCGAACGAACTTGGGATTGGGAAGTGCGGCAACCGAAAACATTACCTTCTTTTTGCAAACAGCAAATAACCTTTCTGACTTGCCGAACGCTGCGACGGCAAGAACGAACCTCGGTTTAGGCTCGGCGGCTACCCATCCCGCGACTGACTTTCTGTTGGTTGCAAACAACCTTTCGGACGTTAACAATGCCAGTACCGCCTTGACTAACCTTGGAGGATTAGCAATTGCAAATAATCTTTCTGACGTGGCTAATGCTGCAACCGCACGAACCAATCTCGGTCTTGGTTCGGCAGCCACTCACCCAGCAACAGACTTTCTTCTTGTTGCAAACAACCTTTCAGACCTTGCCAATGCAGGTACAGCCAGAACTAATCTTGGTCTAGGCACGGCAGCCACGCAGAACTCTGGTTTCTTTGCGCAAGTCGCCAATAACCTTTCCGATTTAGCCAATGCTGGAACCGCTAGAACGAACCTTGGTTTGGGTACAGCGGCAGTTAAGGCAGCATCGGGCGCAGGTGGTACGGTTGCCTCAGTAAGCGGGGCGATTACATCGGGTCACATAGCGACCTTCGCTGATACGTCGGGCACCGTTCAAGACGGTGGCGCGACCTCTCAATTCTTGTTAGCAGCTAACAATTTATCTGACTTGGCAAACGCTGGCACAGCGCGAACAAATCTTGGATTAGGAACCGCAGCGGTTAAAGCTGCCTCTGGTTCAGGTGGCACGGTTGCGTCTGTCACAGGTTCTTTTACTGCGGGTCATGTGGCTGTTTTTGCTGACACATCGGGTACGATTCAAGATGGTGGCGCACCTGGAACGGGTACGGTTAACTCTGGTACTGCGAACCAATTGGGTTACTACGCTACGACTGGCTCGGCAATATCAGGATTGACCAGCGGAAACAACGGCGTCTTGGTGACATCGGCTGGCGGCGTTCCTTCTATTAGCTCGACCTTACCGTCAGGCTTATCTATTCCATTACCATTGATTAGCGGTATTACTAGCGGCTCACAGCAAGCAACGGGCAAAGTCGGCGAGGTTCTTTCAAGCGTTATTTTAAATGCTTCGGCGACTTCATTATCTAATGCTACCTCTAAAAATATCACTTCATTGGCGGTCACGGCTGGAAATTGGTATATATTCGGCAATACATTTGATGCTTGCTCGACAGCGGCAATGAATAGCGCGCAATCCAGTATCAGCACGACTACTGCAACACAAGCTGATAACGCACTTACAGCGATATGGAACTCTGGCTCGGCTAATACAAATGCTATCGCTTTATCTGTGCCAGGTCAGTTCGTAACAATCTCAGGCACGACGACATATTATTTAGTGACAACAGTAACTTTCTCGGCTGGAACAGCCACGGGTTGCGGTGGGATATACGCTCTTAGAATCAGCTAATATTTTTTAGAAGGCTTCTTTTTAGCGGCCTTCTTTTTCTTTAGCTTTTCGGGAAGGGCTTTTATGTTTGGCGTTTCTTTTGCCCAACGCTTTGCTATCTTCGGCTGGTTCGCAAACATCTCTCGCATTTGAGCTTTTGATTTAAATGGCATCGTTCGTTCCCTCTACATTCCATGTTGTCGGGTCACATATCTGAGATAAGTGTAGATGACGTTTAGTTGAAGTACAACCAGGCCAATCACATTTGAAGGGGCGCTCTTTGCCACAGTCACAGTTAAATAGGTCTTTGGAACAGCCGCCACAGATTAATATTTCCATCTACCAATTACCTACTAATTTCTACCATATTGGTAGGTTCAACAAAATGGTTTAGAGGGATGGAATCGAACCACCATTCACAGCTTCAAAGGCTGCTGTCCTACCGTTAGACGACCTCTAAATAATAGGTGGGAATCGGAGGGATTTGAACCCTCGATTTGGTAGCGGTATTGCTGTTTAGAAGCACCGCCCTATACCTAGTCTAAACTTCACGTTTCGGCCAGACTCACGCACGATTCCCATAACTTTGTTTACATCTTTTGAAACATGGAAATAAACCTCGCTGATTTGTTTACATTGAATAGGCGGAGAGTGAAAGACTCAACCAGCGAGATTGATGATGTTGTTTGCGCGCAACTTCTTTAAGGTTGTACGTACATCACGCCTCACACTCCCCATTAACTTATTTACGTCGTTGCGACGCCTTACGCTTTTGCTGTGATTTTGATTCGTCTGGTGCTGGTGGAGCAACTGGCTCCTTCAGAGCCGCTGGCAAATCTACGACCCAGTGGTGCGCAGGGTCGGAAACGAAGTTTGATGTTACCTTCACATCCGACGCAAGCGCGCCGAGGTTCTGTATTTGTACCAGGCTGAATGTCTTTACCAACCAACCACCAATAACCATCATTCGGTCTGTACGCGATTGTTTATCAGCGCTTAATTGTATCGTTTCCCACGTCAATTCCATTTGGAATTCTCCTTAAGCAAAATTAGGTATGTCGTCATTAAATTCTTCGGCAGGTGCCGCTGGTTCTGCTTCCTCTGGCACCACGTAATCCTTGGTTTGATTACCCAGTTCGCCTGTCTGGTTGTCAACTTTCTGCACTATATGAATCTGGCCTTGCTTACCCAGGCAATCTTGAGCCATGAGTCTACCTTGCTCAATCTTTTCTGGTTGACCCGTAGTCTTGCAGAAGTGTTCAACTTTATAAAACATTTTCGGCATTAGGACAATACAATCCCAGTAAGTGACCGCTCGATTGTTGACGATTACTCTAAGCTTTAAGTTAAGCATATCGTTGCCTGAACTTGAACGCTTTTCCCTAGCGTCCAAGACCTCGAAGTTATAAATACCCTCTGGTATAAGGGCGTCGGCTCTCATTTGCGCTGCGTTAAAATCCATTACATTTTCTCCTTGATGTGATTAATGATCTTCTCCTTACCTTCAACAGAAATGTCCTGTATGACACTTACATTGAATTGCTTGCACCACTTATCAATACTCTTTTGTGGTATGTTCTTTTCCATAATGAGGCGCAACAATTCTTCATCCTCATTGCTGATATGTCGATTTTCTTCAATATTTTCGACACATTTGGCTGACACGTCGATATCATCGACATGATCTATAACCTCACCTTCAAAGGTGTTATCGCCAAGTCCTAAGCTTTCTTCAAGCCCAGCCATGCCTTTACCTTTGGCACGAGTTGGTTCGACCTTTTGTACGACCTCAATGTGGTGTGCTTCGTCCTCAGACATCAACCCAAACAATGCGTCAGGGAAAACGTCACGGCAAGCAAAACTTCGTGCCCTGTGCTGTAACATTCGTTTTGGGTACTGCTTCCAAACGGGCTTAGTCCATAGTCCAGCGAGCATTGCATCGTTCTTACTGAACTCCCGTGTCTGTGGTTCCTGGTTACGTCTGGTGATAGTGCAGAACGCTATTGGGTTTGCCTCAGTGCCGCCCATCCATTCTTTGATGTCCACAAAGTCAGGATGGTTTTTAACTAATGCTAATTGACCATCACCCCAGGCAAACGGAACACCATTGATGCAGCCAAGCGAACGCAAAGCTTGCATTGGCTTTAACTTTAACTCGTAACCCAATTGAAGGATAACGAGAACATCGTTTGGTCGCCCTTTTAATGCTTGAGGGCAAATACCACTGTTTGCAATAATCATTGCGTACTTCTCTGCTTCCTCAAGGGTGCGCGGAGAAAAGTTAAAAGTTTGATTGTGAGTTACTAATTCTTGTCGTTGAGTAGCCATAATAATTCCCCTTATTTTATACGTAATGAACGAACGCCGTTTTTATTAGCTTGGAATGTCACTAGGATTTTTTCGCCATCTCTAATGCCATCGTTATCAGCAATAATTTCAATGAGTTCTCTTTCAATTTGTTCTTTATCAAAGTCTAGTTTTTTACCTTGGGCTTTGAGTTCAGCAAGATCGCTCAATAAAAGATGAACATTGCTACCGCATTCGATAAAGTTGCCATTGTTAATGGGATACATTAACTTTAAATCGCCGCGGGTCGTGGCTGGTGGCGCAACATCCGCCAACACGTTTTCAACCCAAAACTTTTCACAGGCATCTTCGATTTTTTGAATCACTTTCTCATTACGTGGTGTAGGGAATATGCGGTAATCATCAATATCAATGAGTGCCGCAATGTCTGCATCATCGTACTCCGCGCAAGCAAGTTGATGTTGTACTTGAAGTATGTAATGGATTGGCGCTTCGTCTGTGCCAGTCTCACCCCATGACATTCTCATAAAACCACTTGAGCTTTTGCATTCGACAATCTTGCGTTGACCGATGATGACTCGATCAAGATTGCAGAGCATGAATGGTAAACGTTTGTGAATCACAGTTTGATTAACGCGACGCAACTTTACATTTTTACGTCTCGCATATTCACGAGAGATTGTTTCTTCGTGAGCATGACGCAAATGTAATCGGTCATCACTTAATATTGCTGTTTCTTCAACGCGCCCCGTTTTTTCTAACCATAACTCGTATGGCGTTTTGTAAGGACTTAAGCCCATGACCACTGCACAATCGGTGGCACCTAAACCTTTTTTTCTCGCTTCTTTTTGTTCAACTGATAACATATTTCACCTTTCTAATTAGTTTGAGTTTGAGTCTGTAAAACCAAACGAAATATTGTTTGGGTAATCTTTCCTTTGCCGTAATCAAGTCAATCATGCAGACCTCCGAACCCAGTAGGTTTCCCCGTTATCTGCGTGTTGTCTTTGAACGTAACCGTTTTCGTGCATCTCCTCTGAAATTCGTTCTGACATTACATCGTCAAAATCTTCTTCCATGCGGCTTGCGTAGTAGTGAACGGCGTTGTCTTTGATGGCTTCAAGGAAAGCTTCGTTATCGTCGGGTAGACCCGTACTCAAGGCTTTCTTAAAAAGGTTAATAGTTTGATCTGAATGGGTAGGCTCAGTGATGGCACAGAACTCGTCAGAGCGTCCAGCTTCCTCTATGTAGAGGGCAGCTAGCTCGTGCTTATCACCCTGGCACAAATCACGAAATGATTTATAACCATAGTCACCGATTAGATCATTGATGAAATTACGAATGTCTTTCATACCGTTACCTCCTGTAACGCTTCGCAAGCAAATCATTTGCTCGTTTTTAGTATAGCTAATCTTCATGGTACTTTCCTCTCGCTGGTTGTATATAACGAAAGGAACTATAACATTAGGTTTATATCAGTGTCAACAACCTTTCGATATAAAACTATTCCCATAAAGTAGGAATTACTATACAATAGTTTGCGAAATTAAACAACGAATTGGGGAATATATGAGCGTAGGAAAGCAAATCAAACTATTGAGAGTGGAGTTAGAGATTAGCCAAAACCACCTCGCCAAGCTCTTGGGGGTTACGGCAACAGCCGTCTATAACTGGGAGTCAAACAGGAAAAAACTGTCTGTCAAAATGGCTCAGGCTTTGATTAAGATAGCCAAGGAGAAAGGCATCACTTTAAGTTTAGACCAACTATATAAGGAGGATTAACTATGACGGAGAAACAACCCACACCCATTTCACTTGACCAAATAGCGCGAATGGATTGGACAGATTTTTCACCCGAAGTAAAAAAGAATCGTGTGTTATTGGGCGTTATTTTCAAGTACGCAGAGCCTTTGCGATTTGAGCTTGCCGACGTGATAACTTCTCAATCCGATACTTTAGACGAGAAAACATTATTTACGTTGAAAGCGTTTTACCACATCTTAAATCAATGGGTACTTGAGATACCTAAATTACAAATCGAAAACTTAGAGAGAGATAGTAATGGATAACGTAAACACAGAAACATTCCTGGACGCTTTAAAAATTATGATGGAAACGTACTCGGTTCGATACATTGTTATTAGCACCAAGTTTACGAAGCATCATTTGGAAAAAGTTTCTGGCACAAACAGTGATCGTGGCAAGTGGAAGTGGATAGGTGAAACCAACATAGAAGCGTTTGACGCCATGAGTAACAACGAGGAAGCACGTAGGTCACACATTGATGGTGGTGACATGTTCCCTCGATTTTACTTTCTTAAGTCATCATTCATTGCTGAGTTTAACGAGTGGCTGAAAGCTCGCAATTTAGTGGTCACTGACATTGAGGCACCGCAAATATGAATTGGGGAACCATTGAACAACAGCGTAAATATTATGAATTAGAGCAAGTTTTTGAATGGCGTAAATGGTCAAAAGAAATTCCTGCTATTAAATTCCCGCCACACTGGAATGTTAAGATAGTACCTCCTTTTGCCGCGGCTATGATTCGATTTTGGGTTACGCTCGATGACATGGTAGATGGTATCAGCGTTTATCTTGATTGTTATGAAACTCTAGGCTGTTGGGATGGTCAACCCTATTGGGAAATTCACCCTTGTTCGGATGGTGATTGCGCTCGATATGATATGACCGATGTTAAAGGTTTACTTGAAGGTATTGAAGAAGCATTAAACGCTAGGATAAAGAAAAATGATGCCGCCAATTGAAGAACAAATGAGAGTGTTTAATATTCCGCTCAATTTAAAGCACGATCATAGTGACGAGAATTTGGAACGGATGGAGTCAGGTTTGCGTTGTTTAGATATGTTATTACAAGGAGGGCACGACAAATGTGTTAAGCAAATGGTGTTGTATGCTGAAATGAATATTAAATTTTTATTCATCCAAGCATTAGTAAACAAGGGTGCCGACATTGATAAAGCGCTACAGCTTTTTGTCGCAAACCTTATGGAAATATTTTTACCTAAAAAAACTTTTGAAATCTACGAGGGAAAGAAAGATGAACGATTGCTGCAAACAGACCTATAAAAATGCGTTTAAAGAAGTAGTTATCATGCTTAATTCACAGTTGGCGCACTTGTCAATTGGCGCGGTGATAGCAGCGTTAAACTTTGCTATCAAAGAGCTTGAGAAGGAAAAGAAATGAGTCCTATTTTGAATATGAGTTTAGCTTTATGCGTTTACGCCATCATTGCAATAGCATCGTATATGATGGGGCGCATGGCTGAAAACAGGAAATGGGCTGAGATTTGGTTTAATCAATGGCGTTCAGTGCTTGATGCACAGGGCGCTTTAGAAACTCGGCTCATTAAGTTAGTCACGGAAGCTACGGAGAAAAATAATGTGGTTAATTAATATTTTTTTGGTTATCTGCAACACAGGTTTGATGGCGGCATTAGTCGCGTTGCTTATTATTAATATTATGGTAATGAGGTCGTCACGATGAAAAAAATATTGGGTAATTTGTTATTAATTGCCTGTGTCTTACTGTTTTTTTACTGCATAGGGTGGATGGGAGTAGCGCCATGATAGATATACTTACGGGGAAACCAGTTAAAGAGATCGTGTGTTATAAATGCGGCAGCAACGAACAACTTTTAGTTCAAGAGAAAACGTGTAACACAACTGGAAAAGTCATTGAGAAACAATTTATTTGCGCGACATGCGCGTGGGGATGTGAAAATGAGCAAGAGCAAAAACGAACTGCCAGAGAAAACAATTGATGCCATTATCAGCACGAACAATATTCTTTTATTGATGACTGGTTTTGCCATGTCAATCATGTATGAGATGCGTAGTCGGGTGCCTCTCGGTGAGTTCGATGGACGTTTACAGGAAAATTTTAAATGGTATGAACAGGCCGTTGAGAACGTAGTTTACAAGAACACTGCACCGCCGAGGTTGCCATGAATTTAGCCTATATCTTATTAGTTTTTATTTGCTCATTTGTAATGAATTTCACAATGGGATGGCGAATAGGTTGTTTTGCTATGGCGTCAATTACGCTTTTCTTGGCGCTTGATAAATTTCATTAAAAAACTGCCCACTTGAAATAAGCACAGGTGGGCATTTAATGTTTTCCACGAGGAGGCGTGAGTATATAGGGTTTCCCTTCAATTACACACAGGGTTATCCACTATTTTTGTGGGTAACTTCTTTCATTTCCTCTCGCTTCTTATCTTCCGCTGCGTACTCAATCAAAAAGTTTTTCATGCTGTCAATGGCGCATGATAAATTTGACTTGGCTTTTTTGAAAGCAACATGGGAAGCGCGCGGGGTAAAATCTTCGTACTCAGATCGGTTAATTGTTGTCAACACCAACTCATTATCTTGCCAAAATTCGATCATTTGTATCAATGTACCTGTGTTTGCCTTATCCATAAAACCTTCTCTCATTCAGTTATTTGCGCAGAAACGCAAGCTTAACGTGTTGATTATTTATTTGTATAGGAATTTTTTTCAGGCGGTAGTAGTATTTAGGCATTAGCTGCACAGATTAGTTGATCGTATTTAGATCACATCTTCTAGGATGAAGGTGGCAGAGAAAGAATTTGTTAGATTTGAAATTTGGATTGGTGTGATAGGAGGGTCTGAATAACCCTCCTCACCTCGAATGTGATTCCATTTACAATCGCTCACCTCAGCAGGGTTATGATAGCGCATTGCAATGGGATTGCAAATAGTCATAGCCGTATAAGGAAAATTTGATGTCTAAGAGCAAACGTACTCGGCACACCGCGTCTTTTTTACTCTCCCATTACCTTAATTCCAAAGAATCTTTCGAGCTTACATGGCTCACAGGCAGCCTAGTCTCAATCCTTCGTTACATGTATGACGTTATGGAAATGACCCATACCCAAACCAACCTCTGTGTTTGCAATAAATCTATCAATCAAATCGCTGATTATGCCCGTACTGGACGGGAGACTGTTAAGCGCGCATTGCCGCTATTCGTCAAGAATCAGTTACTTTCTGTCGAGAAGAAAAAGCCTAGGGCACCCACCCATTACGGCATTGGAAATCTAATTTCAACTAGGCTCACTATGAGCCTAGAGTTATCCACAGACGATTCCACTAGGCTCACTACGAGCCTAGAACTAGGCTCACTACGAGCCCAGGAAACGCCAAACTGGGCTCATGGTGAGCCACATGTAATAAAGTCTTGTAAGAAAGATAGTAAGAAAAAGCGAGAGAGCGCTGTTCGCGCTCCGCTCTCGGAGGATTTTGCACCCGATAAAAGAACACGAGAATTTATTAAGAGCCTAGCGTTTGAGCCTGGTATGGCAGATAAAATCGGCGATCACTTCTTTGAACACTTCCTTGACTCTGGTGAGCCTAGGAAAGATTGGCAGTTTGAATGTCGAAAATGGTTTAGACGTGAGAGAAAGATAATTGATGAGAAACCCGCTAGGCTCACTAAGACCCCAGCACCTCAACCTCAACCCACTCGTGACACGAGGTCACCCAGTGAGCTTGAGCCTAAAAAATATACTGACCCAGCCCAGGCTAAGGAATTTATGAAAGGGATTTTAAGCAAGCTTAATGGCAAAGGAGGCCATGCGCATGGAATTCTGGATAGCAACGGAGGAGATGAAAAAACGCATTAACGAGGATAAGCGGCGTTTACTCGCTTATAGCGACCTTGAGGCTAGTTCGCTCTCGGTACCCGATCAATACCAACGGATGAGGTATAAACGGGAAATCGAAAGTATGGAATGGCTGGAAGCAGAGCGGCGCAAGATGCCCCGACCTGAGCCTAGCAATAAACCCATTAGCAACAAGTATCGCAAGAAAAGCAGTTTTAACTCATGGGAGAATTGAAATGGCTTGGAAGCCGAGATTCAGGGAAAAGGAATTTTGTGATCGTTCAAAAAAGTATCGAACAAAGTATTTTGATTGCTTAAAGCAGCTTTTCACGGATATGGAAAGCGACAAGACCAGGGAGGTCAAGCATGAGAACTCGCAAGAGGAGGGCACCATTCAAGCTAAAGGTGCAGTGCCCAAAGGAAGATTATGAGCAAATTTGTCTCATAACTTGGATAAAAAAGCGCTATCCACACCTAAAACTTAATGGCTCCGCTAATGGTGGCTCTAGGCATATCGCTGAGGCTGCCAAATTTAAGCGTATGGGCGTTTCTAAGGGTTACCCCGATCTTACGATACCCATAGCTCGAAAAGGCTACCACGGGCTTTATATTGAGCTTAAGAGGATTGAGGGTGGTGTGATGTCACCTGAGCAAAAGGACTGGTTAGCTTTTTTAAACGCTGAGGGTAATTTGGCAGTGCGCGCAAATGGGTTCCAGGAAGCGGCTAACATTATCGAGGATTATCTAGGCGATTGGAAGCCTAAAATTATTTTCAAGGACAAGTTTGACGATGATATTGAGTCGGTGTTGCAAGGAATTAGTGGAAGTGGAGGAGGCTAACGAGGGTCTAGCTTGGTACGTGTGTTCAATTTGTCTGAGATGTTGTGATACGATCTTTATTGTTTTACATGCTATGGAGGGCAACGATGCAAAGCATATCAGCGGAAGCCGAAGAACGGTTAATGATGATGCTAGACCAGGACGAGGGAGTCGTAGCGAACCTCTACAAAGACCAAAAGGGTAACTGGACAATAGGACGAGGTTTTAATTTATCTGCAAATCCTTTGCCTATGCCAATCATAAACGCCTTGACTGAATGGGTTTTGAACAGCCTAGAACGTCAATTACTCGCCCACCAACCGCTTTACAATCACCTCAATGACACCAGAAAGACGGTAGTTTTAAACATTGGCTACAATACGGGTTATGATGGGCTTATGGCCTTTCACCGTATGTGGGAAGCCATACACATCAACGATTTTGCAACCGCTGGCAAAGAGATT